AATGATATGTCTGCTGCTGGTCCTACTTCGTTCAGGTTTATACGAAAGTAGTCCGCATTATCTGGTCCACGTCCGTCTTCTACGGATGTGACATTATCACTGCTCAGTACACTGTCTTTTAAAAAGTCACGAACAAACACGACCTTATCCAACAGATCTTTAGGCTCTAAGTCAGGTATAGCGTTGATTGTAATTGTTAAGTTCTTTTCATCACCTGGTGCAGTCTTTCCAATATACAAGGCAGGTTCTGCATCTCCATTGAGTACCCAGGACAGAGTAGCTTCATGACGACCATCGGTAAGTCGATCTCCAATCATGCTACTCAGTATATTGACGTTAGGTCCGATGTTTCCTTGACACCAAATTTCGTGGTTGGCTTTCTGATCAGGATATTTAAGTTGATCATTTAAGACCGACGTAATTGTGATTGCGTCAATTTTGTCTAAAATTTCACGACGCATCACATAATGATTTGCAGTATCAGACTTATTAGTAGCGTATTTATGGCCTGTAAACTGAATCCTTACTTCGTCAGGAGTACCCTGATACAGTTTTGATTCTACTAATGCGGGCTCATACTCTTGTGTCTCTTCATTCCAAACAAACAAATCCGCCCAGGCTCCTTTTGCGTAATATTCATATCCTTTTCTCCAGCTTGCCCAATCACTGTTTAAGTCTTGGTGCTCAACAACCGTACGCGTCACACTAGAACCAAAGCTCCGGTCCCTTGGATAGGTTCCGAAGCTTTTGACTTTCAGATCTGCTTTTGTTTCAAATGGTTTGACAGCAAAGGAATTGATCTTGCCAAATCCGTTTTGCTTCCTAGGCATCAATAGAACCCGCCCTGTGCTGCAATAATGGGAGCGTTAGTCCCGAGATCAGGTGTTGCCAACTGCAGAGTTGCCCAGATAACTTTTCCTCGTGGCACGTAATATGCACCGATCTGTGCTTCATCTCCGGTCTGAGGCAGAGGAGCTAGGACACGTGGAAGTTTGGCAGGCGTTGTCAGTTCACCAGCAGTATCTGATGCTGTGACTTGACCAATGAATACCGCTTCATCTGCACGTAGGAAGTCAGTAGAAGGGCTAATGTAGAAGTTGACTACAAACGCTTCACCGTTACTGTCTAGTCCTCGTGAGATGACATACAGCTCTTCAATGATGCCACCATCATTAGTTGTGCAATCCAGAATAACTTTAGAGCTGTTAGCACCAATGATGTCCAATCCTTCCGAACCGCTGTTCAAGCGATCCGCAGGGACGTGATTATGAAATACGCGATCAACAAGCAGTGGTTGCTTGTTAGTAGAAGTAGTAGCCATTATGATTTCGGAGGTTGTGATTTACGAGCGCCAGTACCGGTATTCATTCCGGTAGCCATCTCTGCGCTTTGTACTCCTTGCAATCCTAACGAATTAGTACTCTGAGCGGTCATGCGACTATCAATAGCTCCAGGTTGAGGATTGCCGCCTTCAAGAGGACCTGGATAAGCCATCATTCCCATAGGACCAGGCATGTATGCAGAAGGTCCAGGCTGCTGTCCACGGTTCACTCCGCTATTACGCATTGCAAAATCCTGAGCGGCAGCTGCTTTAGCCATAGGCTCCATCATTTCCTGTGTACGGAAATCAGGTGCCATCGTGTCTTCGACGCCTGTATTCATTCCACGGCCAGGAGTTTTCCATTGAGGGCGGCCAGAGTTCTGCTGATAGCCAATAGCACCCATACGTCCATCGCTTACAGGCAGGCCGTCATCACCGTATGGGTAGAGGTTCACTCCACTCATAGATCCGGTCTGTTCATTAAATGAATTACCAACCATAGGGTTGTTCATCATGTTGCCACCCCTTCCATTCTGAGGGGCGTCAGGAAGAGGCTGTGGCGGGGGTGCACCATTGAATGATGCATTGGACTGCGCGACCTTATCTGTGTCTCCCATGCGCTCTCTACGCGCTCTCTTTGCTTCAGACATTGTATCCTCCGTAGACATCAGCTCGGTTGTTCAGTCCACCCCACTGTTTTCCCTTAGACATTTCTGTAAGACGCTGCTCTACACGTTGTCCCATCAGCTCAGGATCAGTCTGAGGTTGAACTGTTGCAGAAACACCGCCATCCAGGTAGCCAGTATGGTTCCGGTAATCGTTGATTACAGCGTTACCTGCGGTATCAAACAGAGGTTTGAAATTGCCGTCATGTCCATCCAGTGCATCACCAGTAACAACATTGACATTGCCGTACTTAGGACTACGCGTTGCTTTAGATGCTTGACCATATCCAACAGTAGCTGCGTGTGCAGCACCGTCTTGGAGACCCCACATGTAGGGATTGCCTGCATTTGCTTGGGCTACAGCAGCACGCTTCTTTGACTGATAGTCAGTATCTTTATCCCTGCCCATTGAGATTTTCTGGGTCGCCATAATAACGTTAATTATTGCCTAGAACTATTCTATCGTTAACGCCACATTGACTTAAGCATCATCCGAGTTCCAACTGCGGTATCTGCAGGTCCAGGCACGGCCATAATAAATTCAGCACCAGAGCGTTCAAACGCATACCGACGTACTTCAGGACGACGATAGTTAGCCACATACAGAGTCTCAGCAAGTCTGTCGCATTCCCGTAGATAGATCTCACGGAAGTATTCATCTCCCTTAAGCGGGTCTGACGTAGCGATTGTCCGCTGAACGTCACCAGCGATTTGTTCAAGCTTACTGAAGTTGGGCGATCCATTCTCATCCTGTGGGAAGTACTCACTGTTTGTCCATGCAGCATCACAGCGACGGACGTGGTTGACAATCTCTTTGTACCAGTACTCGTCAGGAATTAAGCACATGGCCTCTTCCAGTCGTGCTCTATCACCAGCAGGGATCTGTGCTCCGGTGTTTACACCAAGGTGAAAACGAATTCGACTTTTAAGAAACTCGTCTAGCTGCATCACAGTACTCCCATACGTTGGTAAGTTCCCTCTAGCAGATTTTCTAACTGCTGCTGATCATTGATTGTGTAAGTACCAGCTTGAAGCTTGGCAAGCATTGCTGCTTCCGGTGAATTCTGGATCATCTCTTCGCGGATACCTACTCCAAGTCCGCCACCAAGGATGGCTCCAACAAGTCCACCTGCCATACGGAATCCAGGCTTCAGCATGCGACCACGAGGTACAGCTTTTAGTGACTGAGCAGGTGCACCTTTTGTCCCCTTAGTCATGGGTCGCTGCGGTGCTACAGCATCTAAGCCTTTGTTGATGCCTACACCAATAGAATGTGGAACGCTGCCTAGAGCCACACCTAGAGCGGCTCCACCAGCTGCTCCCATTGTCCCCACAGCTTGAGGGGAAATTAGGCCCTGATTTTCTTGCTGAATTTGATACGCAAGGACTTCTTCTGGCGACGGTAGGGCCATATCTACTTATCAATTGATATATCTAGTTTAACTAATGAAGATCAAGTCCTCTTCAATCAGCTGGTCCCAATTGACCCGAGGAATGTTTTCAAGCTGCTTGAGGTTACTGAAGCGTTCACCGGACAACGACATACGAAGTTCAATGATTCGTTTAGCTGTTGCATAGCCAACACCAGGCAGGCGCTTAGCGATGATCTCAGCAGTAGCTGCATTCAGATTCAAACGCGTATCTTCCAGCGGCACTGGAGTTTCCCGAGGCGTCTCCTCAGGTTCAGGTGTAGTCTCAGGTGCTGCTACTTTCTCAAGTCGTCCTTTCTCTTTGCTGTACGGCACAAGTTGCTCCAGGGTGACATAACTAATCACGCCACCAGAGTCACGCACCATTGCGAATTCTTTGTCATGCTTGCTGATGAATTCAACAAGCTTGCCGGTCTTTGTATCTTGAAACAGACCATTATTTTGAGCCATAAATGTACCCTAAAATTCTCTCTCACTCGATTATAGCCACAAAAAAAGAGGCCCAAATGAGGGCCTCTGTATTTGATGATTGAGTATCAGTTACTGGACTGACCAGCTTCAATCGGGAAGGGCAGGTTCACGTCATCGCCTGCAGGTGCAGGTGCATCCATGAAGAAGCAGACTTCAACCAGGATGGCGGTCTGGCCCTTGTCGGGGTCAGCGTTGGCGTAACCGGAGCCACCGCCGCAGTAGCCGACGGGGGTCAGGGGAGCACTCGTGGTGACAGCCACAATCACGTCTTCGTTAGAAGCGGGGGTGCAGGACTTGGTCAGCTGAGTGAGTCCACCGAAGCCAGCGAAAGGCTCTTTTGCAACCGAACCGCAGGCGTTGAAGTAGCCAGCAGGGATCAAGTCGCAGTAGCCGTCAGTGGCGGTACCGTCAGAAGCGGTATGGACAGCTGCAACAGCAGAGGGGACAGAGCCGATAGAAGCGGCGGTCTGAGCCACGGTGATGGTCTCACCACCGCTAGCGCCAGTCAGGTTGATGGCGTTGACTGCGGTGCGGTAGATGGTTGCGCCAGCGGGCACAGTCAGCGCACGATCCAGACGAGGCTTGTCGTCGGGACGCATGTCGGGGCTGAGGATCTTCACCTCATAGGTGCCAGCAGGCAGGTCGCCGTTGGCATCGAGCAGAGAGCCGCAGTTGTCAGCAGGGGTGATAACAACTGCACCAACCTGACGGAAGAAGTTCACGCCAGGAACTGCTTGCACACCCTGATCGCGGTAAGCGTTCAGGCGGGTGACTTGGTTACCGGGGAAGATAACGTTGTTCCAATCCCGGCGGGTCTTTGCATTAAAGCAAGTGTAGTAATCGCGTTCTTTAGCCATTAGTTAGTACTCCTATTAGTAAACGAAAGAGTAACCAACCGTAATGAAATCCTTGTTCAGGACTTCAAAACCAGCGAACAGACTCCAGATCATGATGATGAATCGTGAGAAGTCATCATTGTTGTTGAGCAAGATCTGAGCGTTGTTTCCACCGATGCCTACACCCACAGCCTGGGGACCGAAGAAGATCAGCTGAGCAGCACCGTAATCGGCAGCAGCAGAGTCCTCGTCGGTGATCACGAGGTTGTAGTGAGTCTCAGGCAGGTTGGTGGACTCGAACCAACGGACACCCTCAAAGAGGAATCCGGTCGGCATAACGGGTTGACCAGCAACGAAGCCAGCTTGACCGTAGGCAGGACCCATACCTTGGAAGTAGTTCGCGGAGGGACCTTGAATTGGGTTCATCGGGTTGATGACACCTTGACCCGGATAGCGTGCGATCTCGCGGAAGTCACTGTTCTGACGCAGGTGCATCATTGCGGTGGGATCGCAGATGCATCTGTAATAACCGTCCGCGAACGTCGGGACGTTGCGCTTACGCATGTCCTTGACAACTTCGAGAAGGTCGGTGGTGACATCGAACTTGGCGGATTCGCCAGTGTCGTAGGTAACACCCAGGGTGCCGCCAGTGCTGCCTTTCTCTTTACCACCAGGTAGGTAGTAGCCGCCAGCTTCCTCAGAAGCGGGACCACATGCTTCGGCCTTCAGCAGTTCGTTTGCGAAGACACGATCGCGCCAACGGCGGTAGTCATCAAGCAGGGTCAGGGAGCCGATGCTCTGGTGGAACACGTTCAGGTTGCCGGTGTCCAAGAGCAGGCGTTGTGCGGTGATCAGAGTCTCACGCGCAACTTTGAAGGTTGAAGGCTGAGTGGCGTCACGAGTATCGGCAGGGCCGGTATACTCACGAAGCGTCACGAGAACCTTGTCCTTCACAATGTTCCGTGCAGAGGCGGAACCAAGAGTTTGATCTGCAGTACGTTCCCGAGACTCCTTGGTTCCAGGCTTACCCCAGAAGCGATAGCGGTCCAGCTGAACAGTCTGGCCGGGTTGCTTACTGAAGTCATGGACCACCACAGGTTCCACAGCCATCTCAATGATGTATGCGGGATGGGGCCTATAAAGCTCAGCACCGAGAAGCTTGGGAAAATCATTATCGATCCACATAGGATGTAATGCTCCAAAGCTATAAAGGTTTTATGGGCAACTAACTTGCCACATACATAAAATCATAGATGCTAATTGACTAGAATAGGGTCAGTATCCCAATATTTTATGGAATTCATTGATAGCAATAAGTGGGTCCCTGTTCACACTCTCTCTGGCTTTGAGTGCTGTATTGAATACTACGTCAATGAGCACGGTCATGTCAAGTCAACTAAAGGTGTAATTGAGCGTCTACTTAAACCTAAGACAAGCGCAAATGGCTACCCTGTGGTTAATCTTACGCAAAGAATAGGTAGGAAGAAAGCAGTAACTGTACCTATACATAAACTGGTTGCTCTTGCTTTCTTAGATAGCCCACCTACTAAGCCTGGCAGGCAGAGAGGTTGCTCTGTTATTCATCACAAGGACGGGAACAAAGCTAACTGTTCCGCTGATAATCTGTGCTGGAGAAAACGGTCGGAATAATGATTACAATAGAAAGAGGTGAATTAATTAATTAGATGGCCGAATCTCTGAAGTTAGTAGGTTTTAAGAGGGTTGTTGACCACTCTGCAGATGGTGCTGCACTCCAGCTGAGTATTGTCAATCCTCCTAGTGGCAATGTTCACTTCTTTGCTAAGTGGTGGGACCGCAAAGCAAATCAGAAGATCTATATCTCTGGTGCAAAGATTGCAATTGAAGGCTCTGCATACGAGCTGCTGATTCCTGCATCTTTCAGCACACGTCTTCGCATCCGTTACGACGGTGATCCCTTGGCTCTTGTCTTGAGTGAGGGTAGCGAGATGAGCCGACTTGGTGTGGCTGATATTGCTACAGGTAAGGTCGTGGCTGAGTACATTGCTCCACGCATTAAGTCTAAGAATGCTAAGTGGGCGTACAAGGTACTCGATCAAGCAACCATTGACGGCAACACTCCTCCGGCTCCTGCCCCTTCTGAGCCTGTTGCTGCCCTCTCTACGCCTTCACGAGCCAAAGGGCCTAAGGCTAAAAAGAAAGAGTGTGACTAACAGCCACAGGCAACTGCGCCACACTTTGAACTTTTGATTTCTGAGGCGGGCTTATATTGTTCGCCTATTGTTATCTCTACATTAAAAGGTAAACGCCGGGTGTTCCTGGCGTGGAAGCCTATATAAAACGAACTCTTTGCGTTGATCCAGAAGTCATTCTCTTGGATTGGCTTTTTGTTTTCGTCATACAGACGCACGTCAAGCCAGTCGTCATTCCACTTGTTATCAGTGCCGTAGTTTCTGACACTCACTGTTGCACGTGGACAGTCGAATAAAGGAAGCTCAGTATTTACACGGGCTGGTTCGTAGTAATTAAAGATGGGCAAAGTGTCTGCTCCAAAGTTTGCAAAAGCAGCTTCCCATCCTGGATCTAGTTCATCAACCCAAGTAGCTTTCATACACTCATAGCCTTCATCTTCTAGACACCCACCTACACGATCTACATCAAGGTTGACTTTATAGAAAATATTCTCAACACCCATCAACCCCACACTGTCCTTGAATTTCATTGTGTAGGGAATAGACGTAAACGATACCTCGATTGCATTTGCAATTGAAGTACCGTGTGCGTAATTAATAGAGTAAGAAGCTGATACACGATCAGCGTTAGTGTTATCGCTTCCCCCATACATCATGTGTGTATGTAGGATTTGATCCGATACATCCATTGTTTAACTAGCTCTTTATCTCTATTTTATTAGAGATACTCAGAAAGAATATCGTTCTCCTCACGCAGTGCTCGCAGTGCTTTGTTTTCCAAAGTACGGACACGATCACGGCTCATGTTAAGTGCTTGCCCGATAGCGGTCATGGACATAGGTTCCTTAAGCTCAGGCCCAATGCCGTAACGCATGCTGATTACAGCAGCTTGCATCTCAGGCAGCTCGTTGATGCGCTCTTGGATGTCAGACTTGATGAACTCTTTCTCAAGCAACAGATCAGGCAATTGGCTTTCGTCTTCAAGCAGATCGATCAGTGCAGTGTCGTGATTCTCTCCAATCTTGATTTCCAATGAGGTTGGCTGACGTGCTTTACACATCAGATCCTTAACGTCATCGACAGTAAGCTCCAAGTACTCAGCAAGATCAACGATGCTAGGCATCTGACCATTCAACTGACTCAGCTCACGCTGGGCTTTTTTAAGCTTGTTGAGGTTCTCTGTAACGTGGATTGGTAGGCGGATCGCCCTCGATTTTTCAGCGATCGCACGGGTGATCCCTTGG